TTTGCCGTCAGTGCCGCTTCGACAGTGTCTTGACCTACAGACTCCCATACCCATTCCAGTACGTCAGATTCTGTAAGGCTGTCATAGGCTAGAAAGTTAGATGCAGTAGAGTCTGGTGTAAAGCCTACAGTACCGTAAGATGATGCAGAGAAGTCTCCGTCTACTTCAGTGCATCGCCAGTGTGCAACGGTTACACCGCCGTCTGCCAATTCACGCTCAAGTGTTCCTATAGTCCATGTAGCCATTAGTTAGTCTCCAAATGCGGCTACACAAATAGCCTGTACGTTAGCGGGTTCAGCTGAGTAGTCGTCACCTGAGTGAATTACATGACGGTGATACGACTGTGAAATTACAGCGCCGTCCTCTAGCACACGAGTAGCAGTCCGCACTTGAACAACTGTGTTGTCACCGGCTTCTACTACTTCGATCTTGTCTGCTGATACTTCTTTTGTTAATGCCATTTTCTTTCTCCTTTAGTCCGTCTCAAGAATCTACTTGAGATAATTAGGCGGTCATGTATGAAATATTAAAAGTCATGTCGGTCGAACCACTTGTGATGCCGTTTACTTGTTGTCCGTCAAACCCAGCACCATCTCTGTTAAACCCCAACCTTAAATACGATTCATTGTCATTAATAAGAGGGTAACAATTTTCAGTTCTTGTAAAACTTAAAACACTGCTATACATGGTGCCAGTATAATAAGCGGCACCAGATATACTCTTTGCGACAAACGGCAAAGCTTGAATGAAAATATCGTTTCCAGAAGTTAAGCCAGTTGTATTTATGTTGTAAAAGTTAATAGTCAGAAAAACTTGTTGACCTATTTTTGTATAGAAAGCTTCTGCTCCAGTGCTTGACGCATTTCCTCCTGTCGTCGCATCAGCTAAAACAGGGCTAAACGACCCTTCTTCATAGTCATCCAGCGTCTTGCTTGAGACGTTGCCGCCAGTAGCACCAAAGACAACACCGCCTGACAGGTAAAGGTCTTTGAAGCGGTAGTCAGAGTTACCTAAATCAGTACGATTATCCTCGTAGCTATTCTCATCTGTAGGCAAAACACTATTCGTATGACCGTCAAGAATAAGACCGCTGTCGCCGCCCTTTAGCCATAATCTAGAGGCATTAATAGTACCCGCAGTAATAACTAAATCTGCTGGAGTTGTTCCGTCAGCTACCTCAGTACCAATACTACCGACTGTGGTGCCGTCTTTGAAGAATGTAGCAATGGCACCATCTGAACTTAAACGGTTTAATTGAAGCGTAGTATCCCCGTCAGCGGTTACGTTGTGTGTTCCTGTGGAAAGAAGTGCAGTACCTGCTTCAGAGATAGCCGCATTTGACTTACCAATTAGCACATTGCCGCTAGCATCTATAACAAACTGCTTGGCCAGTGTTGTATCTGCGGCGTTATCAAATACACCAATAGCAAACTCGTCTGCTTGATCTCTGCCAATAAATGCTGTGTTTACATCCTGACCTAACTTCATAAACTGGTCTGGGTGGTTGTTGTAAATAAGAACAACAGTTCTTTCATTCACAGCGCCATCAGCAATCTGTAATACACCTTCATAAGAAGCGCCGGAGGTAGTTGTGCCAATTATGGCATCACCTGTAGTGTGTATAGATGCCTGTGGACTGCTAGTACCCAGACCAAAATTTCCACCGGTGTTAATGTAGGAAACGCCACCAGCTGTGAAAAGCACATCAGTATTATTTCCTGCGTCTATCAAAGTGATTTGACCATCACCTTCACCATCTATACCAATTACAGCCTTCTGCACTCCGTTGCTGTTTGAAAAGTGTGCAATGTCCGTGCTAGTCGTTGCCGCACCAGAAACTTCTAAAGGTGCGTTTGGACTGCTAGTACCAATACCAACATTTCCATCACCACGAACAGCAAGCATTGATGCCGCACTAGTGTTTTCTACAAGCAAAGCATAATCAGAAGAATTGGTTCCTGCTCTGACTCGTGTGCCAAAGGCTTGGCCTGTTGTAGTGCCAGAGTTAAATCGAGCGGTATAAGCATTAGCGGCACCGTCAACGACTAGTTTTGCAGTAGCGTTCGTACCGTTAAGAAGAAGATTGCCGCTAGAGTCGATGTCTACAGCCCTTGCGCCGTTTGTCCAAAGTTGTAAACCATCATCACTATGGTCATAAATGACACGACCAGCATCATTATCAGCAGAGCTACCAAACAACAACTCTCCTGTAGATGTAGTGCCTGAAGCAATACTTACCTTTGTATTAGCACTGCCTTCAATAAGCGCAACAGTACCTGCTTTTGATGTAATGCCAGAAGAACCCTCTTGAACGTGAAGCGGCTCTGCTGGCAAATCAGTACCAATACCCACATTGGCAGAAGTGTCTATTGTTAAAGCATTAACAACGGAAGCGTCTGTCTTCGTGATTAAGACATTCAACCCTTGTCCAGAAGCGTTATCACGTTGAGCTTGGAAACCTACATAACGCGCAGTGTTAGCCACGTTTGTTAGCTTAAGCAGTGTGTCTGCTGTGTTGATTGCAGATTCGGTGTATATGTGTGTCAGAGCTTGTGGGTCGTCCGTGCCGATTCCAACCAAGCCGTTTGAGGAGATGCGCATGGCATTTGAGGTGCCATTTCGGAAGTTAATATAACCTCCAGACGCAGATGCTAGGTCAACATAATTTCCACCACTATGATTTACACCTTGAAGTGTTAGTGCGGCACCATTAGCGACTGATTCTGTACTACCGCCAAATATGCGGACACGACTGCTATCTGAGCCTGAGCGTATTATATTGTCAGTAGAACCTGAAAGTTGAAGGTTACCGCTAGAGTCGATACGCATGGCTTCAACAGTATTAGCACTAGAGCCGCCATCGCCACCTGTTCTAATGGCAAATTCACCATCAATGCTTCTTATTTGAGTAGAGCCAACGCTATCAATAAGCGGGATTACTACTGTGGTATCTGTTGATTGAAATGTAGCGACTGTGTTTGTACTTCCAGAATTGACAGTAAGCCCATCTATCGTGGCTGTGCCAGTTATGTCGATGCCTGTGTTCGTCGTGGCTAGTTTTTGAGCGTTGTTATAGAAAAAGGCTGAAGCGCCTGTAGGGTTAAATTCTGCCGCCGTATTGCTATCTGTAGCGTCTTTAATTCTTATATACGTTGACCCTAAAAGATTAAGACTTCCAACGCCTTGATCAGAAACGTAAGAACCGTTTTCAGGGTCATGATAAATCTGTAGGTCAGAGCCAGCACCGAAGATGGCCTTGGAAGAGTCCGCAAAGGTAATGTCATCGCCAGTACCTACAGCAATGTCTGTACCATCAGTAGTGTTGCCGTTAGTAAGAACTTCAGCCAACGAATCAGCACCAGCAACTTGACTATCTACATACGCTTTAATTGACTGTTGAGTAGCTAATGAAGTATCACTATCAGAAGTCATGTCGTCTTCATCAAGAATGTCAGTAACGCTTACTGCTCCTGTTCCAGACAAACTGTCAAATTCAACTTCTCCTGCTACATCAATACCGCTTTCATCAAGCGTCATAACAGTACTAAAAGTATTAACAAGGCTTCCTGCTACATCTGCTGGAGTTGTTTGAAAAACAAGACTACCACCAGCACCAGTACCTGTAGATGCTCCGCCTCGAACAGTAACGTCGTTACCATCAATGTTTACACCAGAAGCGTCATCAGTAGCTACTTGGCGATTATTAACAATTAAATCAGCAAGAAGAGTTGTTCCTGTTAAAGTTGTTCCAGTTAAAGTCGGAGACGTAAGTGTTTTGTTAGTAAGTGTCTGCGTATCAGTGAGAGTAGTTACTGTGTTGTCAATAGCAAAAGTAACTGCATTATCTACACCGGACGTGTCAATACCTGTACCACCAGTAAATGTTAAAGTCTCAGAGTCTAAGTCAATACTTAGAGGGCCGCCAGTGTCAGCTTCAAAGTCAAGGTCTTGTGCGGTAGTTTGAGAGTCAACGTACGCTTTTACGGACTGTTGTGTGGGAAGCATTGTTGCGCTGTCGGACGACATGTCATCTTCATCAACAAACGCAGTAACAGCAATGGTTCCATCAGAAAGAGTATCAAATGTAGTTGTGCCGGTCAGTGTCGGACCAGCGGTGTCAGCTTTGGTTGCAATAGCAGTTGCAATATTGTCAAACTCTGTACCAAATTCAGCGCCACGGATAATTTTTCCTGCGTCGCCTGTAGGTAACGAGTCCTTTGCTGCAAAGTCTGTAGTCTTAGTATAGTTGGACATCTGAGTTTCCTATCGCAGAAAAAGGAGGAATAAAGAAAGGGGCCATTGCTGACCCCCGTAGTTGACTTAGGCGTCGTAGACAGCCAAGATAAGTCCAGCTTCAGGACGATATACCTGAACACCGTAGAGGGTGTCAGCAGTGTACAGCGTCGAGAGGTACTCTTGCTTGTACTGAGTCTGTGAACGTACAGACATTTGCTCTGCGTGTACAAGGGCATCCTTTTGCATAAGGATACAACCACGTACATTAGCCTCAAGTGTTGGGCAGTTTGATGAAACGTATACATCTACGCCATACAAGTTACCAATGAGTCCAGTGTTAACAGTCTGTCCTGATACGAAATCAGAAGACGAGAACCGCTCAGTACCCATAATGGTGTTACGTACTGAAGGAGGAACAATAATGCAACGTCCGTCCATTGGTACATCAGCATCGTCTAGCTTTTGAATTGCTAATCGGAAACCAGAGTCAGTAAAGTCGTCAGTTGACGTAGTAGAACCTACAGCAAAAGTATCAAGACCTGAAGTCGCACCAAAAGAGTAACTGTTGCTGTTAACCCAGTCAGCACCAGAAGGAGCAGCAAGGTCAAGAGTACCATCACCAAAACCAGTAGCAGCGTTCATAAGGTCAGTGTCAACCTTAAGAGCCAACTGATAACCAGCGTCTTCAGTGTAGAACTGACGGAGGCTGTTAAGCGCCTGTACTTCTACAATGTCTTCGATGAAACGTGAGTACTCGAAGTGACGATCAATAGTAATCTGCAATTCACCTTCTACGTTTGCTTGGATGTTGACAGCAGTGTCAGCAACCTTAGCAGAAGCAGCACCACGGATAGGCTTAGGGATGTGAATTACATCACCCTTCTTGCCTGTCATTGGAAGCTTCTTAACCAGAGGAGCCATCTTAAGGTTCTTCTGATAGGCAGCAATTACTTCGTCACTCCAGATTTCTGGAATAAAAGTAGCAGCTGCTGTTTTGTTGACGATACTTCCACCGCCAACCGTACCGGGATAAGTTTGAGTAGCCATTGTAATCTCCTAGATTATTTTACTCGACCCTCCGCATAAGCTGCCATAATCTCATCGGCTAATGCTGTATAACGGTCTGGGTCTGTTCTCATAAGTTTAATAACGTCGGCCCTACGATATATTTTTTTTCTTGTTCCTTGATTACTGCCTCGTGCATTACCTGTACTAGCTGCTTTCAGTGTTTGCTTCCGTGCCTGTTTTTCAACATTGGCGGTCTGCTGTGTTACTGCTTTACGCTCTTTCCAGAGAGAAAACAGTTCGTCAGCAGAATCAGAATCATACTGTTGGTCAGCCGCTACAAATAGCTGAGTTCTAATCTTAGATGCCTTAATCCATTCTGCAAACTTAGGGTCTCCTAATATTGTCTGCATATCTGGATGTTTAGCTTGAAGCGTTGCAAGTGACGACTGCTTTTTGTACTCAACAGTGTACTGCTCTGCTTCTCTAATTTTAGGGTGGTTCTCAATTGCACGATTAACAGCACCTTGTGGATCAGTGAAGTAATCTATATCTTCTTCAGGCTCAACAGTTTGTTGAGGTGCTTGAGTGGGTGTTTGACTACTAATGTAATCATCGACCACTTTACGAAGTTCTCCTACCTCACCGGACTGACGACCTAAAAGCTTTTCAGCTTCTTGGTGCATCTGTACGACTTCTTCTAAAGATTTACCTTGGTACTTCTCTGGAATGGTAGACTGCTCTTGAGGTTGTTCAGCTTCTTCTTCTACGTACTGAGTCTCATTTGCTTCTTCGTTTATATCGTCCGCGTTTTCCACTTCTGGTTGCGGGTCAACTAATGTTGCTCTTGACATTACTAATCTCCGTGATTATAATCATTATGGAGTTATTATTTATTACCTGCTTTTTCGTGTTCCCTAGTCCATTTAATGTGTGCTCCGGGGAATGAACCATCGGAACCATTAAGGTGGAAAGACGGGGCAGATACCATTTTTGTAGCGTTAGCGCCACAACCGCACCTACTGGTTGTAACACCATCTTTTACAAACTCTTCAAAGACATGTCCGTTAGTGCAACGGAAGTCGTATACTTTAAACATCTATAGGTTCTTTATCTTCAGCTTCTGCTTGATCGCGAGCAGCCTCGATAGTTCCTTGTAGGTTAATAACAGTAGCAAAAGCAGCGACTTGACCTTTGCGGAAATGTAAGTCTTCCAGATCTTTAACTGTTTGAATATCTGCTAACTGTTGTGCGTTGGTAGAAAGCTCGTTAACGAGTTGTTTGAAACCTTCATGATTAAACAATTCATTGTAATTGTTAAAGTATGTTTCAAGCTCGGGTGTCATAGTTTCCTCTAAAGTTACTGTATAGTATTATTATACCATAGTTTTTGTTAAATGTCAAGCTTTTTTTGTAGCCTTTCGTCTACGGCCTTAAATTTAGGACTACTTTTTGCCTTTGCCATTTTTTACTCTCTTAACAGCCGCTTTCTTTTTAGGAGGACGACCTACAACCTTTCCGTATGTTCCTTTACCTTGTGGCATTATTTAATCCTCACTTCTTTTCCATTTTGATAGTAACGAATCCCTTTACCTGTTCCTTTCATATTAATTGTTACGCCTTTTTTAGCTAAAGGAAGTTTTTTAGGCGTGGTTTTAGGTGCAGTTTTTTTATTACTTATTGCTTTATTAACCCCACCAACAACTCCACCAGCAACAACAGTACCGCCTACGCCTTTTAAAACACCTTTTTGCTCTGTAGCCTGAGAATTTCTATTTCTAGATTGAACAGGTTTTATTTTCTTTTGGCCGTCGTTAGCTTTGTACTTAATAGTACGGCTTGCGGGTTGAGAACCTCCGGGATCCTTTTTTCTTTTATCTAATTTTTGTAGTTGTTTCTTAAGCTCGTCTGTTGCTTTATTAACTTGTGAAGCAACTTTTTGAGCGGCTTTGCGTCCTGTTTTAGCATCTTTAACTGCTTTAGCTATTCTTGCCATATTACTTTCCTTACCATTTAGATTTATTAGCCCAATAAGCGGCTGACATCTTACCTTTTGAAATGTTCTTAGCATGTCTTGCCTTGAACGATTTACGTCTTGCTTTTTCTGTAGCAGTAGTAGGATTTTTACCTGCACCACTAACGCCTTGTTGTCCAAATCGTATAGTCTTAACCTTGTCGCCTTCTTTAGCAACAACTACATGAGATTTGGTCGGATGACTAGGCGTCCTCTTGGGCTTGTTGAACCCGCTTACCCCCGCCTGTTCTACGCTTGGGTGCTTCTTTGCCATTAGATAATTCCTCCACCTTGGTTTCCAGTTGGTTCAGCTGGTCCTCTAGGACTTTGAGGCGCTGGAACGTCCCTTTGAAGTGGTCGTTGACTTGGTCCAGCAGGGACTGCATTTCTTTTTGCGTTATTAACATTAGTCTTACCTTCTATTTGCTTTTCTTTGAGGAGAGTATTAGCCACTTTCATACGGCGTTCAAACTCTTTATCTTCAGCATCACCTTCACGAAGGTTTCGAGTGATAGCATTGATCTTATCTATTTCTAGTTCTTGCGGCACAGCTTGAGCTTCGGCGGCTAACTTAGCAGCTCGCGCTTGTGACTCTTGAGCCTGTGCAGATAGTGCCTGAGTCTGTGACTGCTGGAACTGCATCTGTAGTTGTTGTGCTTGTTGTTGCATTTGCTGTGCTTGAGGGTTAGGCTGAGAAGCTTGAGCAAGAGCTGCAACCAGTTCTTCACGGTTAGACAAGTTCATGTTGTCAACAACAGACTGTATCAGTGTATTGTACAACGGAGACTCTTTACCCATAGTCTGTAACAACTGTACTAACTGAGTAACTTCGTACTCTCTTGCAATAATACCCAAAGTACTACTAGCATTAAATTTATAATCAGCAACGGGGTAATTTTCGGGATCAAACTGCATATACCTATAAGCTGCTTTCTTAACAAAAGGAATCAAGAAAGATTGTTGAAAGTTAATTAGTGTGCGTTTATGACGTTTAATAATAGCGCCAAGAGACATACTAATACCAGCGGCAGTACTCTCGCCGTTAACCTGACCTGCAATTCCTGCTGAGTCAACGGCTCCTGTTGCTTGCTGTACCATCTGCTGCAAGGCTCCGGCTTGAGCAAAAGTGATTTGATTAACTTGCCCA